GGGTAATTGGAAATATCTATGACAATCCGGATTTACTTAATCCACAAAACTGATATTTGAACGATAACGAAAGGAGGCCGGAGCGGTGGCCACCGTAACGGGAATTCCCGGCTCCTTTCATAGAAATGAAAAGGAAATTAGAAGAAAAAAAGGAAGAAAAAATTCTTTGCAGTTTTTGCGGCAAAGATATTAAGTACGAAGAACCGATCAAGATAAAAACGAAGCGCGGTAGCAAAATATGCCTTCACTTGGATTGCTTTAAACGTGGACTCTAATACAACAAACGATCATAAAAGATTATTCAGAGGTGATGCCATGATTATGATAAACGGGCAATGGGAAGAAGCGGAAACTATAGATGATTGCTTAAAACTGATTCGAGAAAACATGGGTGAAGAATTCACGGAGAAGGTCAAGGAAATATTTGCTCTCGATAGTGATAATGAAAAGCAGATCAGAGATGCAATTTATGAAGTGGAAAGTGCCATAGGAGATATGGAAGATGCTCTAAGATATCTGGAAGCATTGGTTTAGTAAACGATCATTTAGCAAAGGAGCAGCAATGAAAATTGAAAAAATAAATCCGAGGGTAATTACTTATATGCTTGCACCGGATAAAAACGATAAAGGGTATTTTTCCTGTATGTGGGCGAGATATATCTTCGACTGTGACAACGGCCGCCTGAATATCAATAGCGATGCCGGAGACTATTCCTATGGTTGGGGACACAATGACCATGAAGATTTTATGCACCTTATGGCGCGCATAAACGGGTCATACCTTTTAAATAAAATATCGTCCCAGTCCGTATTTAACATCAGGAAAAGCAAAGTTGAAACAATAAAAAATATAGAATCATACGAAGCTAACTATTTAGAAATAGAGGATCGATTGGATTCCATATGTGAAGAAATTGAAGATATAGACGATGGCGCAAGTGAAGAGACGTTCTTCAGAGACGTGGAAAGAATCGTCCCTGGGATTGATTTTGAAAGCGTAGAAATCGTAAAAGAATATCCTTCAGGTGCGGAAATCGTAGTTGAGTGGTTTGAAAGATACGTTCAGCCACAAATTAGAGAGGAGGAAAAGCGTGGAGAGTTTACCGGAAAAAATTAAGCGCATTGATGTGCTGAAAGTGGAGTACGGAAAAAGAAAACTGTGTGAATGCAGGAATCCACACTATGAGATTGATTACGTAAATAAAATTGTCCAGTGTGAGGATTGCGGCGCTATAGTAGAACCCTTTGAAGCCCTATATAATGTGGCGAAACATTATGAGACGTTAAGCGATCAGGTAGAGGCATTACTTGAGCAGAGACGTGAGATAGCAGCATATAAGCCGCATCTGGTAGTCATAAAAAATCTGGAGCGGGAAACCAGAGCAGGAATGATTCCATATTGTCCAAAGTGTGGCGAAACGTTTGAACTTGACGAAATAACCGCTTGGCATAACCGGAAATTTAGAGGAGGAAAAAGTGAAACCAATATTATTCAACACTGAGATGGTCCAGGCCATTCTGGACGGAAGAAAAACGGTCACGCGGCGCTTGGTTAAGCCACAACCTGAGCCAGATCAGATATATCAACTTGGGTGTTGTGTCGATGGAGATAGACGGGATATAGGCAAGATAGGGTTTGGAAATAGCGAATGCGGCGGACATATCTTGTATGTCAGGCCGCCATATAAAGCTGGAGATATCCTGTATGTAAGGGAAACATGGGGGTTATCAAATCCACACGGCGATTACCAGAATGGTACCAGACAAGCGGACATGAAATATAAAGCAGACGGACATGTGAAAGGAATTCCGATTCCGCGAGAATGGGAAAAGTATCTGGGAAATAAATGGCACCCATCAATTCATATGTCAAAGGAATCCGCCCGGATATTTTTAAAAGTAACCGAGATAAAAGCCGAGCGTTTGCGAGATATATCTATTGACGACATGTTGAAAGAGGGAATAGATCGAACCGGGATCATTACTAATACTGGACCGATAGAATATAGGGTTATTAACCGCTTTGAAGAATTGTGGAATTCCACAATTAAAAAGAGAGAATATGCGTTCGTTTCTTCCCCGTGGGTATGGGTAATTGAGTTCGAGCGGTGTGAGAAGCCGGTAGAGTACAGCCCGTGGTAAGCTGATAAATTGAGGCAATGGCGAAAACAGCGGCAACATAGGCCGCGCGCGAGTAGCCATGTGACCATTGCGGTGATGTCAACGATATGGTAGAGGAGGACAGAAATGGAACAACTTATTATCGGTGAAACAGACAGAGGTACATATTATGTCAGACCCATGAGCTGGGCTGGAATATGGGACAAAGACGGGAAATTAAGCGGATGTAATACGCTGTATGAATCCAAAAGTAAAGATGATTGTAAATCATATGTTAATCGACAGAAGCTGCTTGAATTGGTAGCGGATAATCCAGAACTACCAGTGATCCCGATGGTATCATATGAGTGCGTGGCTGATGACTACGGGCATTGGCTTTCTCAGTTCGGGAACGTGGAAATTGGAGAAATCTATATACATGACGAAAAGGTATATATCCGTGCGGAGGACGATTGGCATAATATTTTCGAGGACATATCCACATCTTGGGAAGTGGCTAATCTAAGTGACGAGGAGGCGAAGAAAAAAGTAGATTCTCTTGATTGGAAAAAAGGAATTATTGTTTATATCGAACCTGATGTGGGTTGATCGGTTAAATCGAGATTTGAAGGAAGGAGCAAGATATGAACGAACGGATAGTTTTATGCTTGATTATTTGTGTAACAGTTATAGCTTTGTATATATTAAGTATTGTGAAGTCGACAACTGAAAAGAAACGTTTGGAAAAGGAACTTGAATTATTAAGAGAAGAACGGGAAATTCGGCCACCACACAAACCGATTAGGCGAAATTGTTTATAAAAAGGTGAGATGATCCAGATGAAAGACTGCACGAGATACATGAAAGAGGTGGAGGCGCTAAGAACAGAAAATGAGTATCTGAGAATGCGTCTGGCTGAAATACGAGATAAGGTAGATGAGTTGGAACCGCCGGAGGGATTTACGGCAGTATATAACCATGCGTATTATGCCGCAAAAGAAGAAGTAAGAAGGATTATAAAATAAGCCGGGATTTATTTCCCGGCAATAAAAAACGAAAGTAAAGAACATATGTGCGAAAATAGAAAAACGCGGTGGACACCCGGGAAGATGCTTACCACCGCTCAATAATAACTGCTTGAGTATATTATAACCAGCTCAGGCAGAGAAAAGCAAGAGGAATAATTTTCCAGTCTGAGAAGGAGGATAATATCATGGCAGAACAGGTTAATTTAGACGAAGTTGTAACCAACATTATGTACGGACTTACAAATGTAATAGCAGAGCAGACACGGCTTAATGATGCGAAAGCAGTTCTTTATATGGCCCTTCATAATATGCAGATATATCGGGAAGAGACCGGATTGTCTACTCAGGTAGATAATACATCTGAATGGGTAAGGCTGTTTTTGGCCTCCATGCTTGTTCGCGGCTGCACGGAAAAGACCGTAGAAACCTATAAACAGGAATATAAGCAGTTTTTTACTTCTATGAACAAATCACTGAACGAGATTACCACGGGAGATATACGTGGATATCTAGCACATTGCAAACTGGTAAGGCATAATACGGATCAGACAATTAATAATAAGACTCGTATGTTACGTGGACTTTTCAAATGGCTTACGGAGGAAGAGTACATTACAAAAAATCCGATGCTTAAAATTAAAGATAATAAGGTTGAGCACCGAGTTAAAGAAGTCTTCACCGATGAGCAGATAACGATTGTGAAAGACGTTGCAAAAGAGCATAGTCTCCGTGATATTGCTATAGTTGATTTCCTTCACAGGACCGGAGTGCGTATATCCGAGATGGTAGCGCTTAACCGTGACGATATAGATATGCATGGTCGGCAATGTATTGTATACGGAAAAGGACGAAAGGAAAGGCCAGTATATTTTAATGGTGAAGCTGCGGTACATCTGAAAGAGTACCTTGAGAGCCGCACTGACGATAATCCTGCATTATTTGTAGGAAGCCGTGCGCCACATAAAAGAATGACAGATGATGCAGTACGGGTAATGCTGAAGAGTTTAAGCGAGATGGATAAGCGCCTTAATGGGATTGCAATTAATCCGCACAAGTGGCGTAGACAATTTGTTACGGAACTTCTGGAAAAAGACGTACCACTTACTTTGGTGGCAGATTTAGTAGGACACAACAATCTTAATACAACAAAAGATAATTATGGAAATTACAGCCGTAGCAAAGCCAAAGAAGCACATAGAAAATATGTCAGTTAAGGAGAAGAAGACCATGAAAGCAAGAATGTATGATATTTATGATGGGGAAAAATTTGTTGATACGTTAAATTCTGATGAGGCTGCCAAACTTATAAATATTTCGGTTAGAAGTATTTATGCCGCGGCTTCCGGAGGTTATAAACTGAAACGGAGGTATTACATAGTCCCGGTATCTGATGAATGCCAGACAAAGAGTTTCACGCAAGAATTGTGTGAAGAATGGGATAAAACTCGATTAGAAATTTTAAGAAAAGGAAGGGTAATGATATGATTTTCAAAAACGGTGAGGGATATCCGGACCCGACAGCATACCGGGCAATCAAAGAAGCAGATCGGCCGCTAAACCAGTAAAGGACGTAATAAATGTATTACGTACGGTAGCAAGTCTGGCAGGATTTGAAATTATTGGAAAAATACATCTTAAAGACAGAGAGACAGGGAGAGAATGGTAATGGGAAACAGAATACCGGCAGAAGCTTGGAGAATTATTGAGGTAAAAGTAAGGAGATATCCTGAAAATAAAGCTGAATACGAGGAACGAATTGATGAGATTATAAAACAGAAGGGGGAATGTGACGGGCAACCGAAAGGAAACAGCATCGGTAATCCAACAGAACGCCTTGCGATCAAAATCATTGACGATCCATGGTTACAAAGAGTAAAACGCGAGATTAATGCAGTGGAAAGTGTTTATAATGCTATGAGGCCGGAGCATCAAAAAGTAATCCGAGTAAGATTTTGGTCATACCGATATCATAACATGAAATATTTTGATATGGAACGGTGTACCAGTTATGCAGATCGGCAAATGAAAAAAATTGTTTCTGGCTTTATACGAGAAGTTGGTAAAAAACTTGGTGAGATATAAAAGAGTGCCCCATTTAGCTTGTAAAGTGTGATATTATGCTACCATGGGATACAAAGTAAAGAGGGCTTCTGCTATGGAGGCCCTTTTCTCATGCCAAAAAGGAGAAGCAGGTGAGTGAATGAATACGGTTGAGCCTATACGAGACAAGGAAACAGTCATTGATATAGCTGAATATCTAAAAAAGGATAGTGAACGCAATTATGTCATGTTCCTTTTTGGTATTTATTCTGGCCTGCGGATATCGGATATTCTTAAGTTCCGGGTGCGGGATGTTAAAGATAAAAGTGATATTGTTCTTAGGGAAAAGAAGACCGGAAAAGAAAAGCGTTTTCCGATTAACAGAGACCTTAAGAAAGCTCTGGAGCAATACATAGTTGGGAAAGACGATTACGAATTCCTTTTCAAAAATCCACATGAAAACAAACCTATCACGCGACAGCAGGCATACAACATACTGTCAGATGCGGGTAAAAAATTCGGAATCGAGAAGATAGGAACGCATACGCTGCGGAAGACATTCGGTTATCACGTATATCAGTCTACGAAAGATGCAGCTATGCTGATGGACATTTTCAACCATGCAGATATTCATATTACCTTACGATATATTGGAGTCAACCAGGACCAGAAGGATAAGGTATACAATAAGCTATCGTATTTTCGATAGTTCTTTTTATTTTACCTACAATTTGTCACAAATTGGCAGTGTAAAATCAACGGTATAAAAAACGGCGGCATTAATTAGTAGAAACAGGATCACGGCACACTTTACAAAATAGCAGATATGTCAAACGGAAAGAGTACGGAACATAGCTCAGCGGGAGAGCGGCGGCCTTATAAGCCGTGTGTCTTAGGTTCGATTCCTAATGTTCCGATGATCGTTCTCATAATTCAACCGACGCATGAAACCCAGGGCGTCGTTCCTCCTGAAAGAAGGTGAACATATGGCAAAGGAATACGCACAGGCGTTTTATCATTCGAAAAAATGGAAGGACTGCCGAAGGTCGTACATAAACAATCGAATAATGATTGATGGCGGAATGTGTGAGAAGTGTCACGAGCGATTGGGATACATTGTGCATCATAAGGTTGGGATAACTCCTGACAATATCAATGATCCAGAGATCACATTGAACTGGGACAACTTAAGATGGGAGTGCAAAGTGTGTCACGATGAAGAGGAAGGTCATGGCCTGAATAAGAAGGCGGCGCTGTTGGTTGCCTTTGATGCATCAGGGCAGCCGATACCGCTGCCTCCCCCCCCTTAAATAAAGGTGTGGGTGGTTTCTAAATTCACCGTGTCCCTAGATTTATTTAATACACAGGTCGCACGTAAAGGGGGTGTGGTATAAACGTGTACACAGACAAGGAATTTGAAGCAGAAGCCAGGAAAAGAGAGGCAGAGGTTGACAGTATTGGCAATTATTTAGAGAAAGTAAAGCGGATTAAGCGGGAGACAGGCAGACTTAAAAAACTCTTTGCGAACATAGATGAAAATAAAAAAAAGCTTGTATTTACGACCATAGAAGATGTTGCTTTCATGACGATTACCATGCAGGATCTCAGGGAAACCATTAACCGGGAAGGAACAACCGTGGAGTATAAGAACGGAGAGAACCAGTACGGAACCAAACAGAGTCCGGAAGCCCAGTACTATTTACAACTTTCCCAGAAACAGACCCAGGCTATGAAAATACTGGTTGATTGTCTTCCAAAAACCGAAAAAACAGTGGTAGTGGAAGATGATGGATTTGAGGACTTCGTGAACGGGAGGGAGGATATTTAATGGGAGGGAGAAAGAAAGTAGTCTATCCATTAAGTTATAACCCGATCCTGGAATACTGGAACCTGATAGAATCAGGAGAAGAAACTGTATCAAAAAAAATACATGAGTGGTATAAATATCTCGCCTGGGAAGTCAATCACCCCGGCGAGTATTTTTATAGTCCTCCACGGGCGAATCATGTTCTTGAATTTGCTGAGAATTACTGCAAGCTTTCCAAAGGTGCCGGCGCCGGAAGCCCGGTACGCTTGGAGCTATGGGAAAAGGCCCATTTGGCGGCGGTATTTGGATTTGTTGATATCAATGGTTTTCGGCAGTGTAGGGAGTCCGTGCTAATCGTCGGAAAGAAAAACGGTAAATCCCTGCTGGCTTCCATCGTTGGTCTGTATATGCAGGTGGGCGACGGAGAACCAGGGCCGGAGGTATATGCAGTTGCCACAAAGAGAGATCAGGCGAAAATCATATGGACAGAATCAAAGCGAATGGTGAGGAAATCTCCGGCGCTGCTGAAACGCATTAAGCCATTAGTTGCAGAGCTGTCTTCCGAGTATTTTAACGATGGAATTTTCAAACCGCTTGCTTCTGACAGTGATACCCTGGACGGTTTAAATGTGCATTGTGTTCTGATGGACGAGATCCACCAATGGAAAAACGGAAAGGCTCTCTATGATATCATGGCGGATGGATGTTCAGCCAGGGATCAGCCGCTCGTTTACATTACCTCCACAGCCGGGGTAATTCGGGAAGACATTTACGATGCGAAGTATGAAGAGGCTGAAAAGGTAATCAACGGCCTGTTCGACAGTGTAGGGTATAAAGATCCTCATTTCTTCCCATTCATCTACGAGTTGGATAACCGGAAGGAATGGACGGATCCGGAATGCTGGAAGAAAGCGAATCCGGGCCTTGGAACCATAAAGAAGCAGTCGACCTTGGCATCAAAGGTAGAGAAAGCAAAGGATAATCCGAAGCTTGTCAAGAATTTGGTATGCAAGGAATTTAACATTCGCGAGACCTCTTCCGAAGCCTGGCTAACGTTTGAGCAGCTAAATAATACGGAGCTGTTTGATATTAAAGCGTTGAATCCGCGTTATGGAATCGGGGGTACGGATTTGTCTAGTACAACTGATCTTACCAATGCTACGGTGATATTTATGGTTCAGGGAGACAACCGGATCTATGTTATTCAGATGTACTGGTTACCAGAGGATTTATTGGAGCAGCGCGTAAAGGAAGATAAAATACCTTATGACCTATGGGCTGAACAGGGATTATTGAGATTAAGTCCGGGAAACAAAGTTCATTACAAATATGTCAAAGAATGGTACGAAGAAGTACAGAATGAACTCGACATTTATTTGTTTAAATGCGGATATGATGCATGGTCTGCTACCTATTTCGTTGAAGACATGAAAAACACATTCGGCGCTTCCGTGGTTGAGCCAGTTATCCAGGGGAAAAAGACATTGAGTAGTCCCATGAAATCTCTGGGGGCTGATCTGGAAAAGAAAAAAGTGATCTATAACAATAATCCGATTTTAAAGTGGTGTCTGGCTAATACTTCCATTGATGTAGATAAGAATGATAATATTCAGCCATGCAAAGGCAATCAGGGGACACGACGGATTGACGGAACCGCCGGTTTGCTCGATGCTTACGTGACGCTGGAAAATCATTTGGAAGAGTATTTAAGTGTAATTTAACAGAGAGGAGGCAGAAGATGTGGGTACCTAAATTTTTTCAAAATGTAGGTAGAAGCGCCGTATATAAAATGATTACGGAGCAGGGAAACGGTTTTTTTGCCTGGAATGGGAAACTTTATGAATCAGACATTGTAAGGTCATGTATCCGGCCATATGCGAAAGCAGTCGGGAAGCTGATTGCAAAACACGTCAGGAATGACGGGAAAAACTTTGCGGTAAATCCGGATCCATATATGCGTTTCCTTCTGGAAGAACCGAACCCTTATATGTGCGGCCAGGTGATGCAGGAAAAAGTTGCAACGCAGCTTGCCTTAAACAATAATGCTTTCATTCTGATTGTACGTGATCCAAACGGAATACCGGAACAATTATACCCGATTCCAGCAGCGGGGGTGGAAGCGAAGTACGAAGGACAGGAATTATATCTGAAATTTTATTACCTGAATGGAAAAACTTCCATGTTCCCCTATACTGAGGTTATTCACCTGAGAAATGATTTTAATGACAATGATTTATTTGGAGATTCTCCGAAAGAATCCCTGACACAGCTTATGGATATAGTGACAACTACAGATCAGGGGATTATTAAAGCAATCAAAAACAGTGGAGTTATTCGGTGGCTGTTAAAATTCAGTTCTGCCATGAGACCAGAAGATTTAAAAAGTGCTGTTCAGGAATTTGTTGATAATTACTTAAGTGTATCCAGTTCCACGTTCGGAGCTGCCGGTGTCGATTCGAAAGCAACGGCGGAGCGGATTGAGCCAAAGGATTATGTCCCCAATGCGCTTCAGATGGATAATACTAAAAAGAGGATCTATGCATTTTTCAACACAAACGAAAAAATTGTCCATGCAAACTATACTGAAGACGAATGGAACAGCTATTTTGAGTTGGTAATCGAACCGCTGGCCGGGCAGATGGCCGGAGAGTACACAAGAAAGCTGTTCAGCCGGAGGGAACGCGGGCATGGGAATAAAATCTATTTCGATGCCGGAAACCTGCATTGTGCCAGCCTGTCAACCAAATTAGCGTTACAGGCCATGGTAGACAGAGGTGCATTGACGCCGAATGAATGGAGGGAAACACTGAATTTAAGCCCGGTACCAGACGGAGACAAACCGCTTAGAAGGCTTGACACACAGACGGTGAATCAGATCAGGGGTCTTCTGGCTGACATGAATCTGAATAACATAAACGAGACAAAAGTTGCAATAACAACGCTTATTGAAGGGGGTGAGAAGAATGCCAAAACGAATTGATGTGAAAGGACAGATTGTGGAATCCGGGAACGACTGGGTATATGACTGGCTGGGGATTGAAAATACATCTCCAAAGAAAATATTAAAGGCGTTGCAGGAAGCAGGCGGGGAAGATATTGAAATCTATATTAACTCTCCGGGCGGGAGCATATTTGCAGGTTCGGAAATTTACACGGAATTGCGTAACTATGCCGGGAAAAAAGTAATAAAGATTACCGGAATAGCCGCGAGCGCCGCGTCAGTGATTGCACAGGCGGGAGAATGTGAAATCAGTCCGACAGGAATGTTTATGATTCATAATGTCAGGACATCTGCATCGGGTGACTATAGAAATATGGATCAGACCGGAAATGCTTTAAGGGCGGCGAATCAGTCAATTATAAACGCTTACATAGACAAAACCGGAATGGAAGCAGCAGCTTTACAGGATTTGATGGACCGCGAAACCTATCTGTCAGCACAACAGGCGGTTGAATATGGTTTCGTTGATAAAATCATGTTTTCCGATAATGCCATCCCAATGTACAACGGATTTGATGTAATACCAGATGAAACAATTGAAAAAATCAGAAACATGATTAATAATCCGGGGCGCGATGACCCGGATTTTTTAATACAGCAAAAACAGGCAGCCGTAAGACTGCGACTTTTAAATTTGAGAGGAGAAAAATTAAATGACCAGGAAAGAATATGAAGCAAAAAGACAGACACTCATCAATGAGGCAGAAACGCTTATCAATGACGGAAAAGTAGAAGAAGCAAACAAGAAAATGGATAATGTGACAGAGCTTGATCAGAGCTTTGAGGCGGAAGCTAAAGCAGCGGCAAATTTAAAGGCACTTTCCCAGTCACCGATTCCACTGGCCAGAGTAGGTGAGGGTGCGGTATTTGATGGAAATGCATCAGTGGAACCGGAAGACATGTATGATTCTGTTGAGTACAGAAAAGCATTTATGAATTATGTATTAAAGGGAACTGCAATTCCAGAAAAGTTTAAAAATGCGTCTGCAACAACGAAAACCACAGATGTAGGTTCCGTAATCTCTCCGACTGTAGTCAACCGGATCGTGGAAAAAATGGAGTCTATGGGAATGCTGCTTCCGCTTGTGACCAGAACTTCCTTCGCTGCCGGGGCTACGGTTCCGACGTCCAGCGTGAAGCCGGTAGCAACATGGGTAGCGGAAGGCGGAACCAGTGACAAGCAGAAGAAGACAACCGGACAGATCGACATTAAGGGATATAAGCTGAGATGCGCAATTGCCATGACACTGGAAACTTCCGTAATGTCCTTGCAGGTATTTGAGACAGTCTTTATTAAGAGTGTGTCTGAAGCTATGATAAAAGCGCAGGAGACGGCATTTATCAGCGGTACCGGCGCTGGACAGCCGAAAGGTGTATTAACAGAAACTGTGGAAGCCCGTCACAATATTGACATTGCGGCGAATGCCGATCCGACGTATCAGACGCTCGTAGAGGCGGAGGCTGCTCTGGACCTGGCATATGAAAACGGCGCGGTCTGGAACATGACAAAGAAAACCTTTATGAAATTTATCGGAATGGTTGATACAAACAAACAGCCGATTGCAAGGGTAAACTATGGAATTAATGGAAAGCCGGAGAGAACGCTCCTTGGCCGCCGGGTAGTCTTAAACGATTATATGACAAGCCTTGGGGCAGCCATTGAAGCGGATACCGTAGTAGCCTTCCTCTTTGACTGGTCAGATTACATGTTTAACACCAATTACAACATGGTTGTAAAAAGCTATGAAGACAATGACACCGAGGATCAGATCACAAAAGCTGTCATGATCTGTGACGGAAAAGTGATTGATAAAACTTCCCTGGTTACGATCACGAAGAAAAAAGCGAGCGCCTAAAAAGGAGGTGCGCCAGTATGCTTGAAAAGATCAAACTCTCTATGAGAGTAACCCATGATAAGCTGGACTATGATATCAGTGCCAATATTGACGCCTGCCTGTGTGATCTAACACGGGTGGGCGTTGTTACTGCCGGGAAAGAAAACGATCCTCTTATTGTTAAGTCAGCAGAGTTATATTGCAAATGGCAGTATAATTATGATGGCAGTGCTGACCGCTATGAGCGGGCTTATGTGGCGCTGAGAGATTCCCTGAGTCTGTGTGGTGATTACAATGAGAAATGACATCTGCGTGCTGATTACACCGGTTCCGGAAGGCATAGAAATAACTCCCCATGAAACAGAAGTGTTCTGCGAAATCAAAAGCGTTGTTCGAAGTGAATTTTTCGCGGCATATGGTGTTGGTCTTACGCCAAAACTGACAATCAGTATTAATCCGGATGACTACAAAGTGTGTATTAAGACAATCGGTAATCAGAGATACCGGCCATCCCAGATCAGATATGACGGAGAATTATATACCATTATCAGGGCATATCAAAAAAATATTGGAGAGATGGAGATAACCGTGAGGTGATGAGATGGATGTGAAGTTCGATTATGAGCAGGGAATATTTGAGATCGACCAGATGCTTGCACAGATGCCGAAAGGACTCGAAAGCCAGGAACGCCCGCTGCTCCGGAAACTTGGTACTATCGTCAAAGGAAAAATAAAAAAGTATCTCCACAGCAGTGATATTGAAGCGCGCTCAAAAGAAATACCTCCCTCCAACTATGACGGCAGCCGGCCGTATGAACATGCCAGGGATGATGTAACCGCAGATGTACGGAAGGATAAAAACGGGATGCTGTATGCGAGTATCCGTGGAGGAAAAATGACAGGCTATAAATGGAATAAGATAAATGACGGCCATTTTGCCCGTGACGGCCATACCTGGGTGCCGGGGAATCAATTTATGGATAAGGCCATGAGAGACGCGCAGGGGGAAGTAGAAAAGGCGATTGATGATATGATAAAGAAGGTGACGGAATGACGGTGAAAGAAATCATCGAAACGGAATTAAATATTCCCGTTCTTGACGAACCGGCGCCTTTGATGCCGGCCTGTGCCACCTGTATAGATTATTATACTGCTTCAGGGCTAAACGGAGACGGAACCGGTCAGGAATGGGTAAGCAGCTATGAGGTTGATTTGTGGTATCGGGAAAGAATGGCGCTTGGCGAGGCAGTGAAAAAACTTTTAAAGGTAATCAGGCTACCGGAATACTCCATACCGGCAGTGGAGAAAAGCTGTGATCCGGCAGTGAAACTATGGAGAGCGGTTATAAAATTCGAGAAAATGGAAGGTGATATTGGTGACTGGTAAAAGTATAAAATCAAATAGAATTAATGTGAAAAACCTCAAATACTGCCTGCTTACTACAGACGATAGTACCGGTACAACGTATGGAGAAGTGAAAGACTTCGGGAAGGCTATGCAGATCCAGCTTACTCCCAGTGTATCAAAAGGGGAACTGTATGGAGAAGGGGTAAAGCAGGAGGATGTTTCCATTCTTAATGGCATTGCAGTGGTGGCAGACGTGAACAAGGTCTTTGCAGAAGTGAGGGTGGAGATATGCGGAAATGAGTTTAAAGATGGTGTAGTAATAGAGGCCGCAGGAGATGAGCCGCCATATATCGCCCTGGGATACGAGGTGGAGCAGACCCATGGAAAGAGTGAGTTTATCTGGCTGCTGAAAGGTCAGGCGCAGCCAATCAATGCAACAACAAAGCAGTCAGAAGGTAATGTCACATTTTCTACTGACAGCGTGACCATAAACTTTATTCCGAGGGAAAGTGATAAGTGGCTCCGTTTTTTCGGTGACGCGGCGAATCCGGATTTTACAGATGCACAGGCTGCTAAATGGTTTACGACGGGACCGAGTACATACCCGAAGAAGGGAGTATAAAATGAAAACGATAATGGTGGAGCCGGCACAGGAGATAGAATTAATTGATCCTGTGGAAGATAAGAAATACCATGGTTTCTGCAATATGCGCAGCCTTCTTGAATTTCAAAAAATCATGAATAAACTGGAAATTAATTTGGATTCCATGGAAGACACCAATATTCTTCCGTGTTGTGTCTATGCCATCTTCATGCCGGAATCAGGAATTTCATATGAGGAGGCTGTACTTCTATCCGACCGGATGGGAATGTTATCCGGACGGATAGTGGTAGAAACGTTTATGGAATCACTCTACACCATGATGGACGAAAGGCAGAAAGAACTTGCAAAAAAAATAATGGCTCGGTATGTAACCATGAAGCAGATGAAGATATAGATTTTCATATAGATTATCTCTATTATACCTACTGCATAAAAATGGGGCGTACCGAGCCTGAATTTTGGAGTTCTGCACACAGAAAAATAATTGCAATGGTTGATATGTATACAGATGAGTTAGAAACGCGGGCCGCGGCGGCGGAGGGGACGGAATACGAATCAAAATATTTTCGATACAGTAGTGAAATAAACAGTATGACAGAAATTGAGGGGTTTGGCAATGGCGGGTACTTATAAAAAAACAATTGTTCTCGGCCTTGATTACTCACAGTTTACCGGTGGAACTGCTGAGGTATCCCGGCATATGGGGCTGCTGAATTCAGAATTTAAAAGAGCTTATGAAGAAGCAAAAGTATACGGTACGGAAACTGATCAACTTAGAATTAAGCATGATTATCTATCTCAAAAAATCGAACTCCAGAAACGTAAAGTGGAAGAGGCACAGAAGGCCCATGATAAAGCAATCTTAACGGAAAAAGAAGGCAGTAAGGCGGTTGTGGCGTTGAGTAAATCCCTAGCAGACCAGGAGACAGCACTTTACAAGCTGGAAGGGCAGTTAAAAGAGACGGATAAAAAGTGCGAAGATTTGAAAGATACAAATGAAACATTTGGGGATTCGATCAGGAGTGTTGCGGACGCAATTGGACTACAGGCGAATCCTATGTTGGAAAGTCTTGCCTCCCGCTTTGATGATACAAAAAAAGAAGTTGGAGAGGCGATTGTTATAGTCGGAGCGTTGATAACAGCATACGGTGACCTTGCGATTGAACTGTCTAAGACGGCGGATAATCTCCTTACCATGTCTTCGACAACGGGATTGTCCACGGACACCTTACAGGAGCTACAGTATGCTTCTGAATTTGTTGATGTATCAGTTGAAACCGTAAATGGATCCATGACTAAGATGATCCGTACGATGGGGCAGGCAAGAGACGGAAACAAGGACTTGCAAAAAGAATACGCACGTCTTGGAGTCCGGTATAAAGAACATGACGGGGAACTCAGAGATTCAGAAGCTGTTTTTTATGATGTTATTGATGCGCTTGGAAAAATACAGAATGAGACAGAACGTGACGCAAAGGCTATGGAAATTTTCGGAAGATCAGCAAGGGATTTAAATCCACTTATCGAGGCGGGAAGCAGAAGATTAAGGGAACTTGCCGAAGAAGCACATAAGATGGGGTATGTCCTAAGCAATGAAACCCTTCAGGAGGCTGGGGCACTCGATGATGCTATGCAGCGTATGAACCGCAAAATGGAGACACTAAAGTTGCATCTCGGGGAATTTCTTCTTCCGCTGCTGACAGATTTTGTGGATCTGCTATCCTCTATTCCCACACCGGTATTAATTGGGATAGCAGTATTCGGGACCCTTGTTCTCGTGATCGGTTCGGTATCAAAAGCGGTTATGGCTTATACAGTAGCAAGCAACGCTGCCGCTATTGCAAATACAATGATGGGGGCAACTGGGGGAGCGGCAACGGCTGGAATGCTGCCATTACTGCTTATTTTGCTTGCGATCGCGGCGGCTATTGCTTTGATTGTGGGAGGAGCGTCAGCGGTCGGTGACGCCATGCGGGAAGTTAAAACGTCAACGGAGGATTTGGTTAATACATCAAAATCTACTGTAAACGGTACGAAATATTATGCTTCCGGAACTGAGTATACTACTGGTGAAGAAGCCTGGGTCGGAGAACACGGTCCGGAGTTGGTGCGGCTGCCGCGAGGTTCCAGAGTCGTGCCGAATGATGCTGTTAAAAGTAGGGCCGGGACCGTTAATGTATTTTACTGTACCATTGATGCCCGAGAAGTTGATGATTTTAACAAAGTCGTAAAACTGGCCCAGCAGGAAAGCCAGGCATACCGGACAGGAAGGAGAACAATATAATGGCAGAACAGACAATCCAATGTACTGGTGATACATTTATCAGCCGTTATTCCGGGAGCGATAATAATTATGGCAGTGCAGAACTTGCAATGTGGAGAGAGATCAGTGCATCAGCCTTTATGGGAATCTTTGTTCAATTTAATCTCCCTGCATTTGATAACAAAGAAATTGTTTCAGCGGTTATAAGGCTGCATAACAAAATAAAAGTGAAAAACAGTATCATAGGCTGCGCACAATATAATATTCCGGATATCTCTAATCTTACAGGTAATTTGTTTTACAGCAAGTACCTAGACAGTGATATAGCATGGTCCCCAACAGAATATGAAACCAAAGCCACGGTGGAGGATAACAACGAATGGATTGAATGGGATGTAACCAGTATCGTAAAAAATAATGTCGGAAAGAATAACGTGGTTCTGGCAGTTTACAGCATTGATGATAAGGTGGTACCAAACTTATCTTGGAAGTTTACAAGCAAGGAGGGCGGAAAGACCCCATATATCAATGTAGTATACAATAACGCAGTTCCCAGCCTTCCAACGATTCTATATCCTAACGGTGACGTAATTGAGAAAAGCGGAAGCATTACGTTTCAGTGGAAATATAATTCGCTCTATGATACAGGGCAGGCGAAGTTTGAATTTGGCTGGCGTAAACAGGGAGAAGCTGCATGGACTACAGTCACGCAGAATACTTCTGAGCAGTCCTATACGATGGAAACGGCTGCAATATCTATCGGAATCGTAGAATGGAGGGTACAGACCTATAACGCCATCAATGCGGCTTCCGGGTATGCATACGGGACATTTGAACTCACTGGGAGGCCGTCCAGTCCGATTATTACGGGAATGAAGAATGATTCCATTACGGAAATAACATGGAAATGCAACGAATCAGAAAATGCAGTCTATACTTTGCAGATCATAAAGGACGGAAAAATCATTCATGACAGCGGCGAACGGGCCGGAGGACTGTCTGATTCATATGTGCCTGATATGATGCTGGAAAACGGCCAGTATGTAGTTAAAATGCGGATAGGTAGTGCTTATGGGATCTGGTCAGATGAGAGCGCTCAGGTATTCAGTATTACAGCTTCGGTGCCGTCCAGACCGTCCATAACGGTATCAGCACTTGACGCAGGTGTGAAGATAACTACGGATTCGACAGCCGGTACAAAATTTGTGTATCGATCGGAAGAAGGCGGAATGTACAGCCCAATAGGCAGGTTTACAGGAAATGAATACGAGGATTACACGGTGAAGCCTAGCAGGCTGTACCGTTATATTGTCAGGGCGTACTCGGGAGGGTATTCTGACAGCGGGGAGGCAGATATAACGGTGAGATACAAAGGTGCACGTCTGGCCGAGATGAAGAATCTGGCGGAGAGTGTCCGAATCATAAAATCTACCAGTGACTGGCATATCGAAATACAGCAGAAGAAGAGCAATGAATCGGAACTGATCAGTTACGAAGGGCGCCCGTATAAGGTAAAAGAATCCGGTATACATAAAGAATTAACACTTAGTACCTCATTCTTTCTTCCAAACAGGGAAGCGGAAACAATGAAGCAGATTCACAGCCTGAACGGTATCTATCTGTTTCGTAGCCGGGAGGAGTGCTTCTGCTGTGAGATTACGGAGTTCAGCTTTAAAAATGATCTCTTTGACAGAGGAAAGACGTTTGATTTGTCATTAAGCCGTATCGGCTATGATCTGGGGGTGAGGTTTGGTGATTAGCCTTGCACAGGGAGGTTATACCCATAAAGAAGTTTTGAACATGCTGGAAGGTGACAGAACTATTGCTTTTCGTTTTGAGCTGCTGGACAGAAACGAACGGAAGCTGAAAGACCTTGAGAATGTATCTGGCAGTATCCGGTTTGACAGCTCTCAGGAGATTATGGGAACCGGAACCTTTAACGTGAAGGAAACAACAGGGGTAGATTTTAAGGAGACTGATCTTAGAATCCGCCCTGTTTTTATGCTTCTGACAGAGCAGGGATGGCTGAAATACCCGCTCGGGATTTATATCATGAGCAGCCCGGAGCGCCAGGCTCATAACTGTGGAGTATATCAGAATATTGACTGCTATGACTACAGTACGATTTTGCGCGAGGACAAGATACGGCAAAGATTGTTTTTTCCGGCAGGTTCCAACTATGTAAGGGAGATAAGAAATATCATCAATGGCGCAGGTATTAAAAAAATCAATATTGAGACATCGGTATTAACATCCCGTGAAGATATTGAGTTTGAAATCGGCACAGGCAAGCTTGAAATCATTAACTCTCTGCTTACAGCGATCAACTATGAGCCGCTGCATTTTAATGGTAACGGATATGCAGTAAGCCGCAGATTTATAGAGCCGGTAAACCGCAGGACGGAACATTCATATCGGACGGATGACAGAAGCATCATTAAGGCCGGAGCGAAACAGAGCCTTGATATGTACAATGTCCCCAATATTTTTGTTAGATATACCGACGATCCGGATGGGGAGGAACTGAGAAGTGAATATGTAAATGACAGCGTGGGTAGTAAAATATCAACGGTAAACCGTGGAAGAAATGTTGTTGATGTTGAAAGTGTTGATGATATTGCAGATCAGGAAACCCTTGATGCGCTGGTCAGAAGAATTGCAATAGAAAAGAGCCAGACTTATGATGCCATTACGATTCCTACAGGTCTGATGCCACATCATGAGTATCGCGACTGTATCTTTGTGAATGAAACAACTCTCGGCGTTGGAAATAAGTATATTGAATATGCGTGGGAGATGGAATTGAACATTGGGGGAACCATGACCCATACATTAAAACGGGTGGTGAAATTATGATCTATGATAATCCGGGTGAACGTCTCCAGGACATAAAAGAATATGTTGTGGGTGAGAGGAAAACTTACCGTATGGCAACCATAACAAGTATATCGAACGGGCGTCCTTATGTCCGTTTTTACGGGGAAGGAACGGCCAGTCAGAAGCCGTATAAATACATTTCCAGTTATGCGCCGGTGATAGGTGATAAAGTTTTATTGATAAGAGCAGGGGCGTCGTATGTAATCATGGGAAAGGTGGTATAGATGGTAAACTATGATATTGACTTAAACACGAAATACAGTGATCCGATTGATACCGGTATCTATCTAACACAGGGAGATTATGGACAGATCCAATTCACACTCCGGGTAAAAAATGATGGTGCATATGTGACTGATGCAGTCAGCGCAACCATTAATATCAGACTGGAAAACCATATTCCGGTTGTGGGAAATCTGATAAAATCCGGGAATGGCTATGTATACAAGTTTCTTGGAAATGAACTGTCGATACCCGGTAAGGCCGTGGCCGACGTAAAGTTTAAATACAGTAATGGGCGGTCTTCCTCCTGCCGTTTCCTGTACCACGTCAGGGAAGATACAATCAATGACAACAGTATTGAAGCAGGCGGGTATATCGGGAAACTGGACGAATTGGAAGCAGACGCAGAGGGGCTGATCAATCAATTAAAAAACTATGAAGACATCTACCCCAAAACGGTTAAGGCAACAAATGATGCCATAACAGCAACTCAGAACACAGTAAATGCCATGAATGCAGCATCAGGCGCAGCGGAACAAGCGAGGATCAAAGCCGCCAGCGCCGAGGAGGCCGCGATTAAAGCAAATGAGGCAAAGCTTGCAGCGCAGGTGGTGACCGGGAACACACAACAGTTTTTGGATGAAATACAAAGAAAGCTGAACGCCGGAGAACTGACCGGACCGCAGGGGACCTCAGCGGTAATTACTCCGCAGACCGGAATGTTCTGTCTGTCTGTGGATCCAGCGACCGGAAATTTTTATGCAGTATATCCTGATGGAGGAACACCGCCGGCATTCGAATATAACAGTAGCAGCGGAGAATTATTTCTGTTAGTTGACGATTAAGGGGTGATGTTGATGATAGAAGCTGAATTAACAGGAGACCGAGGTACGGCGCGTGGTCTGACACAGTGGGATTATGGTCAAATTTTATCGGTCGCATATGAAATTCCAGATGGTTCAGAGGTTAATTTTTATCAGGGATCATTATCCAGTATGGCATATATGCATGGAAAACAGGTAAAGATTCCTGATTACATGCTGCAAAATGCAACTGCAATAACAGCGTATATATATATTCGTAAAGAAGAGTGCGGGGAAACAGTTTTGACAATATGGCTACCGATTGTTTCAAGACCACGACCTGATAATTATATTCTGCCGGATATGGAAGAGTATAAGCGGTTACTGCCATTGGAAGGCGAACCGGGTCAGGTTCCTGTCAGAATTTCTGGTGGAGATTATGCAGCTACATGGGGATATCGAGCAGACGGGATGATTTATGACGGAGAATATGCACAGCTGATGTCAGGAGAAATACCGGTAGGTGAGCGTGTCAGGATCATGAAAGAAGAGCGGGAGATCGAGTTTACCAATGATGGTACGAATATTAAGTGGAGGTACACAGATAGCAATGATTGGACTGTCCTGGTAAGTATGCAGAGCCTCACAGGTCCACAGGGACCGCCTGGAATCACACCTGAATTTGAAATAAGAAACGGTCATTTGTTTGTGAAATATGAAAAGGAAGGTGAAGTGTAATGGCAATCAGAGAAGAAGACCTTGGCAGTATTATCGGTCCACAGGGACCACAGGGTGAAACTGGACCAACAGGCCCTAAAGGTGCAACTGGTGCAGCCGGTGCTACTGGCGCAAAAGGAGCTGACGGTGCAACCTGGTTATCAGGAGCAGCAGCCCCGACAACGCAGGGCAAAGATGGAGACTATTTTATTAATACTGTCACTTGGGATGTGTATAAAAAATCTTCAGGTGCGTGGTCAAAGATTGGAAATATAAAAGGCGCCACTGGTGCAACGGGAGCAACTGGCCCACAAGGACCGAAAGGTGATCCGTTTGCAATTGCGAAAACATATGCGACTATAGCTGCAATGAATGCAGGATATGCATCGGACGGAGTAAAACAGGGGCAGTTCGTTTTAATTGACACAGGAAATGTTGAGGACGAAGACAACGCAAAATTGTACGTAAAAGGAGCAACTGCTTATAGCTATATCACAGACTTGTCTGGAGCTACTGGCATGACCGGTCCGCAGGGTCCCAAAGGCGCTACTGGTGCCACAGGAGCAACCGGCCCACAGGGGCCGAAGGGAGATACAGGAGCTACAGGCCCACAGGGACCGGCAGGTGCAAGAGGTGCGACGGGAGCCACAGGCCCACAGGGACCGAAGGGCGATGCCGGCGTATCACCAACTTTTGTAATTCGTAACGGTCACTTGTTTGCGATCTATCCAGAGTAAGGAGGTGCCGGTATGGCAGCAAGAGAAGTAGACCTTGGTTCTGTTACCGGTCCTCAAGGCCCCAAAGGTGCTACCGGCGCAACGGGGGCCACAGGAGTGGCAGGGCCTCAAGGGCCTAAAGGAGATAAGGGAGATATGATTTTCGGATTTGAAGTTGACTCATCCGGAAATTTCTATTGTGTCTACCAGGACGGATCAACCCCGCCGGATTTAGATTATGATAGCGCAACCGGAAATCTATATCTGGTTGTGAATTAAAGAAAGGAGCTTTACTATGGCTAGAATATTAATCGGGAATATCAAAGGTCCGAAAGGAGATACCGGAGCACGTGGAGCTACAGGGCCGCAGGGAGCCACAGGACCACAGGGGCCACAGCCGCCACTGACGAACAATTTTCTTGCGACAGTGGCAGGCCAGAGCGCCCTTGATGCCGTTGCAGGAAAGACTTTAAAGGAACAACTTGATCGGCAAAATAGTGATTTAGCATCGGTGAATAGTAAAATGCCGACCGATCTAACTTATATTAC